ATCGAGCGGTTGGCACAACGAATCAAGCGCGAACGCGAGCGCACTATTCGATCCCCCGACCATCACCTTGATTGAGGGGGAGCTGTATCACTTCTGCGAAGGCAGCTTAGTTGGGCGTCCGAATCACAGATTCCACAGCGATTACTCTTACCGAAGAGCAATTATTATTGGAGACAAATGATTAACACCAAGATTTTTGATTCACTAATCGGAATGGCCGCGCCCGTCATTGGGCTGGTCACAAGTATGCAGGCTCAGTTTGAATTCTGGCTGCGGATAGGCTCTCTAGTTGTAGGTATCGCAGTTGGGGTGGCTTCTCTTTATCGTATAATTAAGAAATGAAAATCGGGTTGGCAGTAGGGCATTCCCGTCTAGGGGATCAAGGCGCTTACAGCGTGGGGGAATATGTTTTGTCGGAGTGGGACTTTAACCGTGATTTGGTTCGTCGAGTCGCCAGCCCCCTTAAGGGGAAAGTAGACTTTGTAATCTACGACCAATACCCCGTTAAAAGCTACACTGCTGGTATTAACTATTTAGCTAAAAAGCTTAAAGAAGATCAGGTGGATGCTGTCATAGAATTTCATTTTAATTCAGCAGGCCCTAAGTCTACTGGGCATGAGTGGTTATACTGGCACTCAAGTAAGCAAGGCAGCAAATTAGCTTATGCTTTGAGAGATGAGATGTCCGAAGCCTACCCCGATTTGGCTTCACGAGGGGCCAAACCCAGAGTTGCTAAACAAAGGGGATCTTATTTTTTACGTAAAGTAAGCCCACCAGCAGTTATAGCTGAACCTTTTTTTGGGAGCAACGCTGATGAATGGAGGATGATAAACAACAATCGTGGTAAACTGGCGGGGGTTTATGTCCGTGCAATAAAGAAATATGCCGAAGGATGAATCTCCCCAAAAGTATCCACATAGCGGGAGTTCCTGTTAAGATTATAAAAGAAGATCTGAGTGATGAGAACAATCGCTCGAAAGGCTACTATGGGTATTACTCTCACGAACGTAAAACAATCGTCATTGATAGACATTTAAAACCCTCAGAAATAAAAACAACGGTCAGACACGAAATGCTTCATGCCTGTTTTGCTTTTTCAGGCTTGGATCGGCTAGATTCTTTTGAAGAAGAAAGCCTAGTTGTCTGTATAGAAGAACTATTTTTTCCTGCATGGGAGAGATTTTGCAAACGATTTAAAGGATAATATATTATGGAAAAAGAAATGACCAAAGCTTTTGTGTCTCCGATGGCCCCTGCTTTTAGCGTAGATGAGTTGGTGGACGAGTTAAAAGCTGAAGAGGATGTTAGGCTAGAGCCATATAAAGATATCAAAGGTCTTTGGACTGTGGGTATAGGACATAAAATTGGAGACGGGTCTACCAAAGATTATGAGAAATCGCCCTTCTTTAATAAGAAGATCACTAAAGCCCAAGCGATGCAGCTCGCTAAAAAAGATGTCGGCGAGAAATTAACTTCTGTCCGTAGAGTTTTTGGTAGGCAATTTTTCTCTTTTGACCCTGAGCTTCAACTACAAGTTGTATCTTCATTCTACAGAGGTGGCTTGTCAGGGTCACCTAAAACAATACAGCACATTAAAGACGAGGAGTTTGGCAAAGCTTCATCTGAGTTTTTAGACAATGATGAATACCGTGATGCTGAAAAAGCTAAGACAGGAGTAGCTCCACGGATGAGAAAATTATCTGCGGCCCTTAAAAAGCAAGAGGGCATCCAAGCTAATATCCATGTAGCGCCTAAAGCAGCTAAAACTTTTCAGGAAGCGGTAGAGAGGAGACTAGCAAAGTAATGGCTAAGAAAAAAGCTAAGTCCCGTGTCAATAAAGCAGGTAACTATACCAAACCCAGCATGAGAAAGCGTATGTTTGAAGCTATTAAACGAGGTTCAAAAGGCGGCAAACCCGGACAATGGTCAGCGCGTAAAGCGCAACTTCTGGCTGTAAGATATAAGAAGGCTGGTGGAGGTTACAGAGATTAAGTACACTACATTATGGAATCACCCTATGGATCAAAAAAAGGCTCAGTTAAAAGAGCTGAAAAGCTTTTGAAAAAGAAGACTCTTACTAAGAGACAAGAGGATACTATGAAGAGACATAGTGCCCACCATACTAAAAAACACATGGACGCTATGCGGAGCATGATGCTGAAGGGTAAGGCCTTTGGGCAAGCCCACAAAGAAGCCATGAAAAAAGTAGGTAAGTAATGGCTAGAAGAGCCCCTCAGAAATCATTGCAGCGATGGACCCGCCAAAAATGGCGGACCAAAAGCGGCAAAAAGTCTAGTAAGACAGGAGAGCGATATTTGCCTGAGGCAGCAATCAAAGCTCTTTCTGATAAAGAGTATGCAGCTACAACTGCTGCCAAACGCAGGGGCACGAGAAAAGGGAAGCAGTTTGTAAGGCAGCCCAAAAGGATTGCTAAGAAAACGCGGCAATACAGGCGAGCATGACTCGCTAATAAATGGGTAGATTCCAACAACTAAAAAACCGCTTCGTTTTATACAGGCCCAGCCCCGATGATGTGGCTACCGCTTTTAGTCGGTCCAAACATATGGGAGTTACTTTTGGGTCTTACACCAAAGGATCTGGCAGAATGACTGGGTTTCTAGGTGAAATAGCTTTCAGCGCTTTTGCAGACCCTTGTGGTTATGTGGGTGATTCTAGTTACACACATGACTTTGAAGTAGATGGCATAAAAGTAGATGTTAAATCTAAGATTTGCTCCACCCCGCCTAAGCTAGAATATGTGGCTACAGTAAATCAGGCTGCAAAAAAAGAGCTAGAGGCAGACCTTTATTTCTTCACCAGAGTATCGAAAGACTTTTCAAAAGTGTGGCTTCTGGGCTGGGCAACATCCCAAGCGGTTACTAATCCAAAATACTACAAAGAAAAAGGCGAGACAGACTCTATAGGTTTTACCTACTTGTGTGATGGGTATCATCTCCCGATCAAGAACTTGCGCCGACCGGACTCCTTTGAGTCATTTCGTCGATGTCAAAAGAAGAGTCTAGATTGATCTCCCAAAGTTTGCCGCCGCCTTTGCCTCGTGAGCGTACAGGTCTAAGATGGGGATTATTTTTACCCGCCTCTTCCAGCGTAGACATACCTCTTCTTACAAACTCAAGGTTGTTTGACATACCTACGTTCCTGCCATTATTGAAATCGTGGACAGCAACCTGAAACTCTGTTAGCGTTCCTTTCCAGTGAGTCATTGTATCGTTGATTTCTCGGCACCGTTTAACGAAGAACTCCACGAGTTCCGCGATGGTGCTACGACTACTGTTATCATAAGCAGCGTCAGCGATAGTAGTGTCGATGAAGGATTTAACTCCAAATCTACCGACATCCTCTACGCCCTTTGGGATCACCCAATCTACCAAGAATTTAGCAAAGAAAGGAAGTTCATCTTCGATGGTCTTCTCTAAGACGGTGTTGGATGGGAAATCACTAGTAGCCTTATCGCAAATACGGAGGGCCATCAACTTATCGCGGTTGCTGCTATCCAAGGAAGGTATTACTGACAAACTGTTGATATCCATGTTAAGAGACATAACCACTCTCCCTGTCCACGGTATGCTCATTGCGTCTGCATACTTCGCTTGATATTCAACCCTTGGGTTTGCTACGGCTCTTTTAATAAGTTCGGTAGCCTTTCTTTGGTCGGTAAAAGACGCCGCAGAAGTGGTGTCATCAATCACCCACGCAGCTACTCTCCCCAAATCTTTGTTGAATCGTGTCTGGCCTGACAGGTAGTCTGAGGCATCTGCATATCCTCCTACCAATCCGCTGATCACTCTGTTTGATAAAAGGGACTTTCCTTTATTGGTTGGCCCAACTAATAAGAGGGCCTGACCTTGCACAAATTCTTTGTTTATAACCGACTGGTAAAATCTTTTTAGCCAAGAGTAAAAGTAATCAAGCGCTGGCTGATCCCCGTCAACAAACAGTTGGCCCAGCCAGTAATGTAGGAAGGGCCAGTTAGATGGGTCGCCATCGTTAGCGGGGTCTACTGGCCTTATGTTAGAGCAGTTCAATATTCTGTGGCCGTTGTAGGCAACCACTCTATCCGCAGAGAACACGACTGGCGCAATCTCATCAATTCTATTCTGATTGCTAACTGTCAAAAGAGCGCCCTCAACTTCTGATAAAGGCTGGTTCTTTCTAGGCTTAGGGGAGAACCCAGCTTGTTTCAGCTCTAGTATGAGCTGATCTTTAGGGATAGAAACGGCGCTGCTATACAACAGCTTAAAAAAGCTTCTGCCATTGAACCAGTACTCATCGAGTAAGTTGGCTAACTTTCTTTCTTCGTAGTCTTTTACAAACTGCGCCCCGAAGATGTCTCGCCACGACATGAACCCTTTCCCAGCACGGTCGCTGTAACAGACAATCCCATCCTCTACCACCTGACACCCGTCCCTGTTTATCCCATCGTCAATCCAGAACAGTGGCCCACGAGATCCAATCTCAAAGTCCCCGACCCAACGGTTCGGGAACCTCGCTTCTACTTCACCCGCAACAATATTCATTGGAATAGAAGTATCGTTAGATTGCGGAGGCTTTTTAGAGACCGCCTTTGCTAGAGCCGCTTGGACCACGAGGGGCTGTAATTTACCATCTACCTGTACCCAGTTTTCTCCTAGCTCAAAATACTGGTTAGCTCTGAGAGAAGAGCTATCAAACCCTGCGAACAACTTGTCGAGTTTCAAAGAAACCAGCATGTTGCCCATAAACGTGTCGAACATGTCGGGGTCTATGAGGATTGGCTTATCGAACTCCCATACTAATCGCAGATACCCTGACTGAGTTCTAGACCTCCAAGTCGGGAGTTTGTCCTTTTCACATTTTGATTTGATGTCCCCATCAATAGCAACCCAGTCTACTGATGCATCATAGTCAGCTACAATTCCATATACTTTGTGGACGGGGTTCTCGTTACTAATTCTTTTAGAAGGGGCTCGCCCCTCTAGGGCACTGTAGAATATGTGGTCTGTATTAGAGTCTGCACACCATTCCCGATAATCCGCCTTGGTTTTAAACGATGGTTTAGTGCTGGTAAGTTTACTTATGTCTGTAGTCAGGTGAGCTTTATGGTCGCGGAGATTCTTAATATATCGGTATTTCATTTTTGATAGTGTGTTAGGATTTGTCCTTCTGCCGCCAAAGGGATGTCAGGTATCCATTCCGGCGGCGTGGACATAATACCTATGGTCTTCTTAAGGGTTTCTTCTGCATCTGCTTCATCGCATTCAATCACAACTTCATCGTGGACATGGAAAATCAGTGTTAGCCCCGCACTTTCCAACCTGAGAATCATATCGGAAAATATGTCTCTGGCGAGACCTTGTGACAGGTTTTCTGCAACGACCCCACCCCACAGCTTCATCGGCATTTTTTTGCCATTTCTACTGACTAATGCTTGATGTCCTGTTCGACCATTCTGTTTGAACAATTTAGTTGGCCCGTAGTTTATGCTGCGGCCAGAAGGCAGAGGCATATCAAAATTAGTATGGGCGCTATAACAGCTTCTCAACTTACCGTTGATGCGTCTCCAATATCGTGGGATTGCTGATAGTCTGTTGCGGTAAAGATCCACGGCAGCTTCTGCCTCGCTAAAAGGCATGTCATACATCTCTGAGAACTTTTTAGCACCAGCCCCATACCCGCAACCTAGCACAATAGCTTTCACTTTGTGGCGCAGCTTAGGGTCTTTGTTTTTAAGAACCCCTTTAGACGCTGCCCACAGGCCCATCCGTATAGCGAAGGCTTCGTATATATCTTCTGTATTAGCTATCTCTTGCAGAGTCTCTTTGTCTTCTGCCAACCAACATAAAGTGCGGACTTCAATTTGAGACAGGTCCACCACCACCAGTTTTTTACCTTCGTGTGCGCGTATCATGTGCCGGAGGTTTACCCCAAACATCTCATCGCGTGGTAAGTTCTGTAGGTTTAAGTTGCCCCCACTACCAGAGAAACGCCCTGTATGCCCGCCCCAGTACATTAGCCCCCCGTAATATCTGCTATCAGGCAGGGTCGCATAGTCAAATGCCTCCAGCTTCTTTTTAAGAGCATTGATCCTACGCCAGTTGGTAACGGATTCAATCCACCTATATTTGTAGCCATATTGACGAATCCATTCTTGAGTGTCTAAATCTGTTTGTGCTAACGACTGAGGGGGCTCGATGCCATGCTTCAAACACTCTTCGTCAAAAGCTGCCCTACTCAACAAAGGTTTTTCACCAGCCCACGGTATGTTTGATTCTGCCTCGAATAGCTGCTGGTTTATTATTTCGAGGTGTTTGACAAGAAGGTCAGTATCCATAGGAAGACCTCTTTGTATGATCCGGCGGTTCGTCAGACTGATAGCCCTTTCCTGTTCAGACCAATTCTTCTCGTAGTCTTTCCAAAGGCGTAGACAAAGTTCAGAATCTTTTAGTGCGTAGGCGCTGACTTCTTCTTTGAAGTCCTCCTCCATATTCTCCCAACGCTTCCCAGACATATTGTCTCGTGTGGTCTTAGAGACCTCTAAGTCAAACGCTTCCGCAGTTGCGTTCTTCAAAGAGCGGGGCAGTCCACAAGCTGCTGCCATGTCTGCGGTGCAGAACCATTCAGCAGGTGTGACGCGAGGCCACCAGCCTTTGTCGGCTCCAAAGAAGTATAGTGTTTCGTCGAAAGACGCATTATGAGAAAGCACAATATTGCCTTCTAATATACTCCAGTCGAAGTCTTTAGGGTGGCCGACAAACTCGTAGCCGTTGTCCCCCACAACAGACACCATGTAGGCATCGAAGTCAGGGTGGGAGAAATATCCAAGCGGCCCTAGCTTCTTAATAGAGCAGCTTTTGTCGTAGTAGGACTCAAAGTCCAGTGCATAGGTTTCCATGTAATCATAAGAAAAGCCCACCCCGATGGAAAATGGGTCGGGGTGGGCTATAGTAGTTAGTCTTCTAGGGGCAGTTCAATCTGCTCCATGTCCATCAGTTCCATCAAAGAAGCACGTTTCTCTAGCGCAGACTCTTTTAGAAGAGTCATTTTTGCTATGACATTAGTGGCCTCTTTGCGTTTTTCCTCTAGGTCGTTGATCATGTGATCAAACTTTGCGACCTCGTCAGAAAGACACTGGAGCTGTTCGTCTACTGTGAGAGCATCTGTAATCATCCTGCAAAGGTATCTACAAATGAGATAACGGCATCAGATGGCTGCGCTTTGCTGACCTTCAGAGAAGGGGCAAACCAACTGTATTTACCTTTGCTGATGAGTGAGCTTTTGAAGTCCCACACGCGATGCTGCATTTTAGCAGCAGGATTAAACTGGGCGAACGTTGCCAGAGTTTTGAAAGTCTGACGGTAGGCGTCTTTTGCCACGTTAATTTTACCCAGCGCATAATTATCTTCCCCAATCGGGAAAGGGTATGCTGCTTCATTGTCATCTCCCTCCGGCTGTTTGAAGAGCATGGTGATGTCAGCAAATTCGAGCATATCATACTCGCTTGTTGCTGCGATGCGCTGCTTCTCTTCTTGGGAGTAGGCGACTTGCGGTACCTCGTCAGAGTCGTAGTCAATGTTCTCTCGCCAACCTTTGACAGCGGCGAGCACTACTACAGGAATAGATTCGTCTACTGGCGCTAGGACATACTGTTTGTCCAAGACTACTGCACCTAATGGTGCTTCAATCTCGCTGGTTTTTTGAATCACATTGACGCGAGGGACCATAATGTCGCTCTGCTCGATAACTAAACCACTAGCGGTAGTAGTGGTGAGTTCTGCCGGATTTACTTCTGCGATTGCAGTTTCTGCTTCTTGTTTCTTAGCCATTGTTAGCTGTTTCTTGTTTCTGGTTTACTGTTTTGCGATTGTGAACCGCTCATCAGAGGCGCGGATAATGCCAGCCTGTTGACAGTCGTCAATAAAATTCAACTCTTTTTCTCTCTTCTCACCTTTAGGTGCTTTGGCAGCAATGAGTTTTGCAACTTTAGCGAGCGGGATATTGGCGGCTTCCAGTATGTCAGAAGCATCTAATCCATGTACTTGTGCGATGTTTGTGAACGTCTGATTGTCTATGACTTTCCTAGTTCGGCCCATTGACCTGACCTTTAGCCCATCCAACTCCACACCAGACTTGGCGGCGTCTAGAACTCTTTTTTTGATCCGGCTGGCCCAGTTTTCGACAATCTTAGCAATGTTGAAAAGCTCAGACAATCTCGCGGGGTCGTCGATGTTTTCTAAGTCTACGTCAGGGATCGTAGAGTCGAGTTTCTTTGCGACATCTACAACCAGTCCCCCAAGAGCGGGGCAAGCATCTTCGTGTTTACAGAACCGGCAATACTGAGTAGGGGTGCAATCGTCTAGGTCTATAGTTCCTTTGTCCCATCTTGGCCGGATCTTTTCGCCCTTCTTAATAATCTCACTTAGCTCTTGGATCATCCCAGCTAGATCATCTCTGCTGAAAGTGTAGAACAAAGAGTCATTGTGCTGTGGTACATAGAACACAAAGACGATCTTATCTATGTCTTTGTATTTTTGGAACGCCCCTATCGTGTAGGCTTTAGCTTGCCAGTTATGTTCAGGGGCATCAATGATGCTGATCCCTGTTTTGTAGTCGGCCATTACTGCTTCTTTACCTGACTCCAGAACAAGAAATCTGTCGCAGGTTCCCCACGTTGAAGTTCCTTCTAAAGATACATCTACCTGTATTTCGTTGTGCTCCTCTTTTATGGTGGGGAAGTTAGCCATAAAATCAGACTCCATCTCCACAATCTGGTCGTATATATCCGTCTCTTTTTCGTTATGCAACGCAGATGGGTCGCGCACTTCTAGCGCTTCGTGGATTCGTGTGCCCATTTCGGCAGCGGCTGAAGTCCCGCTCTTTCCCTCGTATGCCGCACATGCGGCGACATACTTGAGGGAAGAAGGGGAGAACTCAGCGTGTCCTCTGGAACCATGGTCTGGTTGGTCGGGCATCAGAAAAACAGATAGTTTGGTTTCTTGGGGTCAAAGGTGTCCTTCGTGGGATCTCCTTCAGGGTTGTCTGCCCAAAGTCCCTCATCCAAAAGAAACATAAGTTTATCTACATTGTCTCTAGTGGATTTTAACTGCCTACACTGCTGAACGTCAGTAGTTGGTAGCTTCTTTTTGTTGGGGATATCGAGGAGACGCTTCCTCATTGTTTTCAGTATCTTTGCTGCTTTCGCGTATTGTTGGTATGTCATGGTTGTTTAGGAGTGGAGAAGGTTGAGGTTCGTAAGGCGCTTAGTAATCGCAACCATCACATGCTCTTCGATAGAGTCGTTAGCCACCAGTATTTTCTGTATAGCGTCACTCTTCGCCCCGTTGCGGTGGATGCGCCCTAACGTTTGCATATGGTTTTTAGCAGAGAAACAAGGGCATATAATCGACACACGTTGCCTATTTCCATGAGTGTCGTGTAAACTAATACCAGTACCTCCTGCTGCAATGTTAAGTACGATTACGTGGTCCTCATCGTTTTGGAATCTGTCGATTGCTTCTTGGCGCTCTTCGGCAGATTGCCCTCCTTGGATACTGCGGCACCCAAGGTTTTGTCGAAGTGTCTGAACAGTCTCAGAGAAGTTCACAAAGAGGGCTACGCTCTTACCCTCGTGCATAAGTTCTTCGGACATCTCAACAAGGTCTGGTATTTTGAACGACTCTGCCAACTGACGAGCACGTAGAATATTTACGAGCATGTGTTCAGAGTCTTCAACGGTGCCGTGCTCTATGTATTGTTGGACTATCTCAGGTGTGATCCCTGCTTTCTTGTAGGCCGCTTTTATTTTTGCGGCGTTGGCGTATTGGATCGGGTCCACGATTACTCTGTTCTCTTTGAACGAGTCGGGAAAATCTTTGGTCGTTAGCCGGTGTACATTATAGTTGTACATAACTTCTCTTAGCATCGGCAGGACACTACGCTCTACTAACTCCCAAGCGCCCCATTCGTTTTGTTGGCAGCCCCAAGTGTACATCCAAGAATACCAACTCTTCAAATCTCTTACTGGATTGTTGAGAGAGTGTAGCCCCAGCATATAACCCAGTCCTCTCATCTCGGTAGGGTCTTCGGCAGCGGTTGCTGACATTGCATGAACTGAGAATTTTTGTTGCACCAGTGAGATCAAGAGCTGGGCATTCTGTGTGTATGGCCCTTTGCATTTGTGGACTTCGTCTATCAGAACTAGAGTGTCAGAAGGCAAAGACCATCTCATTATCTTCTTACCCACCTTAGACATGAATGGTGTCTTGCCCGTTCTGAGTTTCTCGTGATTGAGGATAAACACAGGTTCGATACCAGTTTCTTTCATCTCTCGTTCCCATGAGGGTATCACAGCTTTTGGGCATATGATGGCTACGGGTCGATTGAGTGTCTTAGCTGTCTGGCAACCCACCACTGTTTTACCTGTCCCAGTGTGGGAGGTATCACAAGTGTTTACTCCACTTAGCTGCAACCGCACAAATTTGTCGTGCAGTTCTTGTTGCTTTGGGAAAAGTGTTTTCATCAGTGGATACGGTTGCTGAACATCGCATGGGCTAGGGCTATCCCCATCTTGTACTGTGACCCACCAAACCCTTTGTAGAGTTTGCGGTGCCGTTGTGGGGTGATGACGGTCATTACGTCATCGCTCGACTCCCCGACCCTGAACCCTAGTTCGAGGGCTGGGCTAATAGCTTTGTGCCAGAAAGATGGCTTATCTGCGAAGGGTATGTCGTGAAGCTCAAAGAACTGAGCCACGCTTTTCGGTGTGTGGTGTTTTGGCATGCATAGGGCCTTAACACATGGGGGCTAAAAGCCCAGACTTAATTCAGTTTTTTTCTTAGGGCTACGCGCTGGCGGCGGGTGGGCTGATAGTAAGACGAAGAACTAAACAACAACGCTTTACCATCTTATCCCGCCGCCAGCGCAAGTCCAATACACACTGACGGGCTAAAAATATAAAAGCCTTAGCTGTTGTCAACAATTTTCTTCTGCCGATAATAATGAGCAATCAAGAAGGCGTCGATCATGCCATCGTGAGGAGTGCGGCATCTCTTGTTCTTTAGCCAATTCTCCTCGGGGGCAAGCCGCTCGGCGGTATTCAGAGCAGCTATTTTAGTCATGCCCTTGGGTATGAACCCCAACACAGCTTTTTGCCATTTGTGAACACTGATTCTTGCAACCTCGTACCCTTTACACTCAGCCATGCCCAGCAGCTTCCCGAATGAGATAGCCATTGAGCGGACTGCTTGGGAACTTTTTGCATGAGCCAGTGGTTCTTCGATAGCCATGACAAGTGGGGTGTTAAAATCACTGAGCCATTTATGGATTTTAGATATGTCGATCTCTCTTTTCTTGCTGCGCTGTAGGCAAGGCATAGAAATCTTATCAATAATCCCACCACCAAACTGCGCGATGGCACACAGTCCTCCATCGAGTCCATTGTCTACACCGACTATCATGTCTGGGATGGCACCCATCCCGCTTTATCCACGCGGGCTTTCACGCGGCCTACATAACGGTCAAGAATCGACAATGTTATTTCTTCGTCGGTGATGTCTCTTTCTATCATCTCCGCACGATCTATAAGCCATGCAGCTAAGTCTCTGCATTCTTTTGTGCAAACAGCTAATCTAGCGTCTTTAATTACTGTGGTTTCTACTTCCATTACTCTTTATTTTTGTTTTCTGCTTCTTCCCGCAACAGTGCTTTGCAAAGGATGGCGTAATTTACAATGTCATCACACGCATCCTCTACAGATTCGTTCATCACGCGAAGTTCTCCATCGGCCACGAATGACCGTATCCTCATAATCTTGTCCTGAACACGGAGCAGGAGTCCGGTTACAGGGTGCAGGTTGAGGGATAAAGAGGCTTTGAAGTTAGCCAGCGCGTCCGTAGCTTCTGACCCTCCAGTGTAGTCAGAGTTCTTGCGGCGCATAATTTCCCGCGCTGCGGCGCAGGTTTCCTCATGTATCGCAAGTAATGCTTCGGTATTCATCTAGGCATGGCGCTGTCCTTTATCAAAAGTCCATTCCCCTCGTAAGGAACCTCGTAGGTGACTCCCTTCTCCAGTAACTTTATATAGGAGATTTCTTTCCATGTGGCGGGGATGACTTTGCAAAAAACCCCTTCTGCTATTGAAGACCTGTAAAGAACTCTGTTTTCAAACAACTTGTGCCGTTTTAATACGACAGGGTTTAGTACCACTTGTCGATTTGCAAACATATCTCATTAGGCTTTTAAGAACGCTGGGGCGGCATCACCTTTAACGTTCTGAGCTAGATAGTCAATCAAATTAGACGCTGACGCCTTAGACATACGCCACTTGTCCGACAGTATATGTGCAGACAATTCGTGGCTGTAGCATGCTATTGGTGGGCCATTGGGGTGTCGGATAACGCCCATGTATGCATCTTCCAGCTCTTCTAAGAGAGCGATAACGTAGTGGCCTTCTCTGTCTTCTGGGCCTTCAAAGGAAATGCTGAAACGATCACCCCATGTCATCGGCTTTGGTGTCCTCTACGTCGATGATGGGTTTGTCGGAAACGCGCTTCTTTCCGTCTTCGTCTGTAGAGTTGTTAAGTATTGAAATATCTATCTGCATACGACTAGCGCCCCCACCAGTCTTAGCATTGAGCCCTAAGTTACGTCGGATAAGCTGATCTAGCTCCGACATCTCGCGAATGGTTCGCGGCCCACGCACATGGTTCATGCTGTCTCTCAGAAGTTTAATCCCTGAGGCGGCTACGTAGTGTTGGTATTTGTCAGCAGGAGAGTTTTGAGATTCGGCAATCTCTGAAAGGATCTTGTCTTCTGCTTCTGACTGGGCAAGCCTTGCTTCTGTCGCGGCCTGCTGGGTCATATCAGAGAGCTTGACCTCCAGTTTTTCTTTTAGCTCGTCTTTGTCAGCAGAAGGCTTGGGGGTGGGCAGGCTAAATCCTGCTTTCTTTGGAGGCAATCCTAGCTTACGAAACCAACGACGAACGGTGTTTTGGTGTACTCCAAGGTGTCTGCCAATAGCAGCGTTGGTCATGCCTTGCGCGTTCAGGTCTAAGGCTTTTTGTACAATCTCAGTGTTGCCTGCGTTCTTGTCTGCCATTCTACAACAAAATCACGTATATCTAATTTAAGCATGCCTTCAGACCCCACAAAACGCAAGCGTGTTATAGAGCCGCGCATTGACCCTGATTCTAAGAAGATGGATGTAGGAGGTTTATTGATTCCACCTACGAGTACTTTAACGGCGTTGCTGTATGGCTTTGCCCACCACCCTAAAGTAATTGCGAAGGAGTATTATTTTTGGCGGATCTGTGACGAACTGTGGAATCACGACGATTTGCCAGAGCCTATGATGGTTAGGCATCCGTGGGCTGAACAGATGATACGAGCCGCACTAAGGAACAAATATTTGTCTGTCGGCGGGTCAGCTTCGTCAGGTAAATCACATACTATGGCTG